TCTAAATTAGATATTATAGCTATAGAAATAGACATATCTAGAGAGTTCTATATGCTTACATTGTTAAACTTTACAATTAAAAACAGGTAACTATGATACATAGTAAGAATCAAATAATCCGTTCTACGCAAAGTTATGAGGTAGGGGGCTCAACTGAAACATGTGCTATAAAACCTAAGCCTGGTTGTAAACAGTTTAAAGCAGCTAAAAAAAACAAAAGACAAAAAACTTGGCGTAATGTTAAAGAAGGTGTACGTAAAGCTGTAAAAATTGGTGTACCTACGCTTGCTTTAGCTGCTGGTGCTTATATTGGCAGCAAACTTTTAAAAGAGCAACGTAATGGAGGTCCTGTAAAAAGAAAGAAATAAATATTTTTATTTAATGTTTAGAAATCCAGGTAATTAATACATCTGGATTTTTTTTATTTAAATGATTTAGGTTTAAACTTTTTTTGTATATTTGTTTAAATATTAATATATTATATTATGGAAAACCAACAACAAGAAGAACAGTTAACTGCAGAACAGTTAGAAGCAAGAAGACTAGAAATGAAAAGTTTTTATGAGTCATCTATTCCTTATCTTGAATCACAAGCAAAGTATGAAAAATTACTTACTGATGTAGAGGAATCAAGATATAAAAGAGCAACTATGCAACTTCAATATGCAAATATGATGGCTACTCAACATGAAATGGAACAAGAAGATTTAGAAGTTGAAGTTGAATCTACTGCAAAAAAAGCACCAGCAGCAGATAAAAAATTAAAAAGAAACTAATGGCTCTTGTTAATCAAGTACAGAAAAGAGTTAGAATGCCAAAATGGGATATTGTTAAATTTCAGATTCTTACTCATTGTTATATTAATCGTGTAACAATGAGTGATTCTGATTTAGACTGTCTTACATTATTAAGTTTTAATCAGCCTATTGAGTTGAGTAATTTTTGTCTTGATGCATCTGCTGAAGAAGATTGGATTTTTAAATCCCCTCAAACAGTAAGAAATAGTATAAATAAATCTGAAAAAAATGGATTAATAGTAAAAGATTTAAATAATAAAAAAATTATTATGTTAAATCCAAATCTAAAAATTCAAACTGAAGGTATTATTTTATTAGACTTTAAATTTTTAGGGCATGATACCAAAGAAAGCAAATAAATTATACAAAGAGATGACAAAAGAATTTGATGTCTCTGAAGATTTAGTTGAAAGCTTGATTGAATTATACTATAAAACATTAAGAAAAAACTTAAGTAGTCTCAGTGAAATGAGAGTAAATGCAGAAGGTTTAGGACATTTTGTAATTAAAATACAAAAAGTAAAAACAGCAATACCTCATTATGAAAAAGTTTTAAATAATCATGACACATCAACTTTTGGTGCTTATCATAATAAAAAAAGTGTGGAAGAAAAATTAGAACTTTTAAATAAAATTAATGAGAAGATAAATAAAGAACTAACTAAAAAACAAATTTTTAAAGATGAAAAATACTCTAAAAATAATTTGGGAAAACCGGAAGAAGATCATAGAAGGCATAACCAATAGTATTATTCGTGATAAAACTATAGAAGAGATTGCTGGATTAAGATATTCTATTTGTGAGGAATGTCCAAGTAAAGGAAAGAAATGTGCTATAAAAGGCAGTGGTCCATGTTGCAATGAGTGCGGATGCTCATTAACATTTAAAACAAGATCTTTAGCATCTGATTGTCCTTTAGGTAAATGGGAAGCTCTTGCTACAGTAGAAGAAGAAGATGAATTAGATGAGTTAAAATGATTGATACAAAAACTGAAGACCCATATATATATCAATTAGCTGTTAATAATACATTAGACTATGTTGTTTGGTTAATGCAAATAAATCAAATTACAGAAGATATTGGTAAGAATTTAATAAACATGATTGATTCAAAGGATCGTGATAACTTTTATATTGCTATTTTAGCAATAGAACAAATAACAGAAGCATGAGCATAGTATTTAATGCAGCAGATCACAGTTATAAAAGTATTGATAGTGCAGAAGGAATTGATTGGATTAGTGTAACTACAATTATATCAAGTTTAAAAAAAGGATTTGATGCAAAAACTATAGCTGTAAGAGTTTCTAAAAATAAAAGATCTAAATGGTTTGGTATTAAACCTAAAGATATAGAAGCTATTTGGAAAAATGAATCAGAAAGAGCTACTACTTTAGGGACATATTATCATAATCAAAGAGAGGATGACCTATGTTCATTAGCATCTATGGAAAGAGAAGGTGTTACTATTCCTGTAATTGCACCATCTGCAGAAAGTAATGGTATTAGACATGCTCTTTTACAAAAATTAGATTCAGGTATATACCCGGAACATATGGTTTATTTAAAATCTGTAGGTATATGTGGTCAATCTGATTTAGTAGAAGTAGTCAATGGTAAAGTAAATATTATTGACTATAAAACTAATAAAGAAATTAAGACTGAAGCATATACAAATTGGGAAGGTGTTACAGAAAAAATGCTTGATCCAATAAATCATTTAGATGATTGTAACTTTAATCATTATGCCTTACAGTTAAGCATTTATATGTATATTATTTTAAAACATAATCCTAAATTAAAACCAGGTAGAATATTTATACATCATGTTACATTTGAGCAAGAATCTGAAGATAAATGGGGATATCCTATTGCTAAGTTAGATAATGAAGGAAATCCAATTGTTAAAGAAGCTACCCCTATAGCAGTGCCTTATCTTATAGATGAAGTAATTACAATAATGCATTATTTAAGAGATAACAAAAACAAATTAAAAAAGAAATAATTATGTGGTTAGAATTTAAAGGAATAGTGAAAGATAATAGTTTATCTGATTTAGGCATTGTAGATGTTGGTGAAGAATTAGAAATAAGAGTGACTTACCATATTGATACTATTGAAGGTTATAGAGAACTAGTAACAGATGATGGGATTCTTAAAAAAGATGAAAGTGTATTGTATATTCAAGGTAATAACAGTTTGGCAGTTAAACATTCATATGATGAACTTAAAAAAATGATAAATGATAACAAGACTATTTGATGTTCAAAATGGAGTAGTGGTCCCTACTGAACACTGTTATACATTAAAAGCTTTAAAAGATATTATGGATAACTATCCAGATGATCATCTTAAGATTTACTTGTATCTTTTTTATATGACATGTCCTAATCCAGATATGAATCCTTTCTTTCACACCCCAGAGATTGATAAAGAACCTATTATTTTACAAGAAATAGAAGCAGAGTTTTCCCCAGAAGACAGTGATATATTTATTGCATTAGAATTTTGTAAAAGAATGTATGAAACACCAACATCTAGAGCATATAAAGGTATGGCATCTATGTTAGATAGATTAGCTAGATATATGGAAACAACACAGATTACTGCAGGAAGAGATGGAAATATTAATTCATTAGTTGCTGCTGCCAAAAACTTTGATCAAATAAGATCTTCTTTTAAAGGAGTATATAAGGATCTACAAGATGAACAATCAAGTAAAGTTAGAGGTGGTATAGGAATGGCATATGATCAATAATTATGAAAACAATTATACATGAGTGAAATCTATCAAGATATACCCTGTTGGGATAATGGTACTTGGACTACAGTTAATTTTGAATCTAGAGAAGACTTTAAAAATGATATAGAAAAGCTTTTTAAAGAACCAGGGCAGTATTATTTTGATGAAGCAAGTTTTATGTTTAATGAACAAGCTATACTTTTTGGTAAAAATAAAATATATTGTACTGCTCCATTTAAATCTAAAGACTTTATAAAGTATTGGGATGATGAAAAAACTAAATGTAGAAAAGGAGTTTACTTTATTAATAAAGATATAAAATGGTTTATTACAAGAGACTATTACATGTGGTTAAACTTTTTACCTATTTTTGATAAAGAAGAACAAAATTTTGGATTTGCTAAAGTTAGAGATGCTCAGTATCATATGGCACTTTATGAACTTCTAGCAGAGTTAAATTATCAACATGTTGCAATATTAAAGAAACGTCAAATTGCGTCTTCTTATTTTCATATATCTAAACTGCTTAATCAATTGTGGTTTGAGGCAGGGGTAACCTTAAAGATGGGGGCCAGTCTTAAAGATTATATAAATGAAAAAGGATCATGGAAATTTTTATCTGAATATGCTTCTTTTTTAAATGAGCATACTGCATGGTATAGACCAATGTCTCCAGATAAAGTTTTAATGTGGCAACAAAAAATTGAAGTAAGGAAAGGAGATAGAAAAACAGAAGTGGGTCTTAAAGGAACCATGCAAGGAATGTCTTTTGAAAAAGATCCTACAAATGGTGTAGGGGGACCTGTTAAGTATTTCTTTCATGAAGAGGCTGGGATTGCTCCTAAGATGGATCAAACATTTGGGTACATTAAACCTGCATTAAAATCAGGTTTGACTACTACAGGTATGTTTATGGCAGCTGGATCAGTGGGTGATTTATCTCAATGTGGTCCTTTGAGAGATATGATCCTTAACCCTGAAGGAAGTTCAATATATGCTGTAGAAACAAATTTACTTGATAAAAATGGTACAATAGGTAAAACAGGTTTATTTATACCAGAGCAATGGTCAATGCCGCCTTGTATTGATGACTATGGTAATAGTTTGGTAGAACAAGCATTAGAACATTTAAAAGCTTATTTTGAAAAATGTAAAGTTGATATGAGTCCAGAACTTTATCAACTTGAGTTGTCACAACACCCAAGAAATATTGAAGAAGCTTTTGCTAACAGGACTGTGTCTGTTTTTCCACCTCACTTAATAGCAGCTCAACAAAAAAGGATAGAAGAAAAAGAATATGCTTATGAGTTTTTAGATATTTCAACAGATGAAAATGGCAAACCTACAGTTAAGCCTTCTAATAAACAACCTATTAAAGAATTTCCTATAACTAAAAAAACAGAAGACAAGACTGGTGTGTTAGTAGTTTGGGAAAGACCCATTAAAGATCCTACTTTTGGTCAATATTATGCTTCTATTGATCCTGTTTCTGAGGGAAAAACTACAACGTCAGAATCTTTATGTTCTATCTATGTCATGAAAGCTCCTGTAGAAGTTACTAAAGTAACAGGTATAGAAACAGAAACTTATATAGAACCAGACAAAATTGTTGCAGCATGGTGTGGAAGGTTTGATGATTTAAATAAAACACATCAAAGGTTAGAACTTATTATTGAATGGTATAATGCATGGGCTTTAATTGAAAATAATATATCCTTGTTTATACAATACATGATATCAAGAAAAAAACAAAAATATTTAGTTCCTAAAAGTCAAATTATGTTCTTAAAAGATCTTGGTGCAAATGCTAATGTTTTTCAGGAATACGGTTGGAAAAATACAGGCACCTTATTTAAACAGCATTTACTTAATTATGCTATAGAATACACTAAAGAAGAACTGGATATAGAAACAAAAACAGATGGTACCATTGTAAGAACAAAATATGGTATAGAAAGAATACCAGACCCCATGTTATTAATTGAAATGCAGGCATACGGTCCTGGAGTCAATGTAGATAGAATGGTTGCTTTTTGTGCACTTGTTGCCTTTATGAGAATACAACAGTCTAACAGAGGTTATGCTAAAAGAGTCATCATGGATGATGCGGCTAAAAGTTTGCAAAAGTCAGAAAATTTGTTTAAATTGAATAGAAGTCCGTTTAGACATATGGGAAGAAAAAAAATAGCTAATGGTCAAAAACCTAACAGATCTCCATTTAAAAATTTAAAGTAAAGGAATATGCAGATTATAAACGCAATGCAAGCAAAAGCTGGAGCAAAAACTAAAAATAATAAAATTGCTTCAATAACACAACCATTACAATTCATATCTAAAAAAGAAAAGGATGAGCAATGGGCTGCTTGGAACCTTGATTGGATTGAGTGGCAAGGGTTAAAACAAATTGGTAGAAACTCTCGAAGACTAATGAAGAACTATAAACTTGCTAAAGGTATTATAGATAAATCTGATTATATAGTTGAAGAAGATAATGACTACAGAGACATTGTAGAAATCCTAACTAAAGAAGATG